TCGTTACACCAATCAGAATATCTTTTTCTTTTCTTTTTAGTACACCACTGGTCACGCATAAACAACATACGAATGTCAAGGCTTGGATTCTCTTTTACCACTTGAGCCATCTTAGTTCTGTCAACTGAAGTGAATCTACCTTTTGCTTCTACTATAATTGAACCTATTATAAAGTCAGGTGTATATACTTTGTGAACAAACACCACACCAGATGAACAAAACTTACACCTACCTTTCTTACTTAAATAGTAAGGTATCTTTACAGTTTCGTACTCAAACTTAATTCTTCTAGCTTTTAAGTCTTTAGCTATATTAGCTTCATACTTACTTCTGTACTTGTTCATAACTAAAACCTTTAGGATAATCTAATTGTTTATATTTTAATTGTTTTTTAAGTTGTTTTTTTTCAGTTTTATTTCCAATTAAATATATGTATCTATGTTTTCTAGGTCTCTCTATTTGTATAAACTTATCTGCATTAAACTTTCTTTCGTTTAATGTATATTTTTCACAAACAGTTTTACTATGTAAATTAGAGTTTTTTATTCTCCATTCTTTCCTTTTATCAGATAAACCAGTATATAAAAAGTTGGTTGCTTGATACACTATTCCTAAATGATTTTGTTCAGTATCTGCATAAGAAACAATTATTTTTGGTTTTGGTAGCAACTTAAAAGAAGATGAAATTAAAATAGATGCTTCATTTTTCTTATTGTTTTTAAGAACCAATCTGTTTAGCTCTATAACAAGATGTTTATTACTTTCTCCAGCTATACCTTTACACAAAGAAGGGGAAGGTGGTGAACCATAAGAAACCATTCCAACTAAAGTGTTGTTTAAAAACAAACCATAAGCAAAACTTATAGAAGGCATACGCTTTGCATAATGTATATCTAATATAAAAGGTTTTGTTTCTTTATATTCAATTTGCTTAACAACGTAATCGCCAATTAAAACTAATTGTTGGTCTTTCTTAAACATTTCAAGTTGTTGTAGCATCATAACTAAAATCCATTGGCATCTGTTTGTTTGATTGTAGTATCCATAATAGCTGACTGTTTTGTACACATCTGTTACGACCTTCCTCGTAGCCAAACTCTTTTATGTACAAATCAATAATCATATTATCCCAATCTTCCCTTGCGGTATCCTTTAATAGCTTGCTTGCCTTGACTTTACCAAGACCTCTAATGCCTAAGATATTATCCGCACTATCACCAGTTATCATTTGCTGATAAAAAAATCTTGTGCCTTTTTCTGAGGTTACCTGTTTAAACTTCTTCTTTACGAAGTGGTAGTGGTTGCCTTCACACATTAACAAGTCTTTATCTATGCTGCATATCATAGTATTCCGATCTTGTTTAAGACCTAACGCATCATCAGCTTCTATATTATCTACCACTTTAGCTTTGTAAATATTGACTAAGTAATCTCTTATTGCTTTGATGTGTACAGGCTTGTCAATACCTTTGCGGTTTGCCTTGTAATCATCTCTTACTTTGTTACGAAAGGTTGTCTTAGGTGTGAGGTATATAGTGTAGCTGTTGCAGCCACAGTCGTCTATTATCTGGTTTACATAGAGCTTAGTAGAGTGTAAAGCATAAGATAAAGGGTCAGCAGTAACCAACCCTGTTTCCTTATCCTTCTTCTGACAAGCAAAGCCTACACGATAGGCAATAATGTCTCCATCGACTAGGGCGTGCATTAGAATGGTACATCACTATCAAAATCTTCTTCTTCTACTACTGGCTGCGGTTCTTTAGCTGGTGCAACATTACCAGTAATACGCTTATCGTGAACAAACTTAGCTAAACCAAATAAACTTTTAATAGCAGGGCTATCAACATCTTCAGAGCCAGCTATAGCAAATTCAGTAGTAATAGCCTTGTCTACCTTAGAACGATACTTACTTGGAATAGCAGTAATACCAGATACATTATCGTACACAGCACCATCTTTGTGGGTGTGTTTAATAATAATATTAACTGGTTCACCTAATACTGACTCCCAATCTGCTACTGTATCTTCTTTAGCTGTAGGTACAAAAGCCTTAAACATTTCATACTCTGTTGACAAGCCAGACATAGTACCAAATATATTGAAAGGTTTAGACCAAATAATTCTTGGCTGTTCTACATCATCTATCTTTACAGTAGAGCCTAGAACTTCAAAGCACAAAGCAATTTGTTGTGCTGGTGATTTAACCTCGCCTTTGTACTCGCGAAGTTGCATACCACAATCTGCTACATAAATTAATCTAGCTTCATGTTCGCCTTCGGTTAAGTTTTCATACTCCATGTTACTTGTAGCTTTTGACTGTACTGCTGACTTTCTTTCAAATCCCATCTTAATCTCCTTAATGTATACCTGAGTAGCTATTATCAAATTGCACATCAACCTGCAACTCTCGATTCAATTTTAGCATACGATTTACTTTCTGTATACTATTTTCCAACAATTTAACACACTTATCTCTGTTGCCTTTCTTTACCTCCAATATTATTTCATCATGAAAGTTAGCTGTTAGTTGCTCTCTTTCTTTTAAGATGAACCCCACCCACGCATCAAACAAATAAGTACCTGTACCCTGACATAGAGTTGAGAACTTATCTTTGTCACTTCTTAATGAGTACCATAGCTTAGATACTGGGTTGTACTGCCATGTAGCACCCTCAACTACTTTAGTTACCATGCTGTCACTAATAGCTTTAACACCCCAGTTTCTTTTCCAATATGCTTCACTAATTACCCTAGCCTCCTTCTGTGATATGCCAAGCTGTCTGGATAACGTGGGAATACCGCAGCCATATTGGAGGGCATAATTCCCGCCTTTAAAATTATAACGAATTTGAGATATAGCATCAGTCTTGTTGCCATCTTTATAATCTTGCATCTCTTGTTGACTGATAGCTTTAGCAGCTAGTGCAAGGTCAAGATGTGGGTCAAAGTCTAGTGTACTCATTTCAGTTACATAATCAGGGTCATGATCCCAAAGAAAATGTTGCTTGACTCTATCTTCTAGGCTGCAGAGGTCGCTGCCACATAACTCTGTGTTATCAGTTTTAGCTGTCAATAAACCTCTAATTTCTAATCCGTATGGCTTCCTCGCAGAGGGTAGATTAACGCATACTGCGTGTTTGAATCTAAGAGTGTTAGTTAATCCTTGTATACAAGCCTGTACAAAACCATTCTGCTCATTCTTTAGTAACCCTTTGACCAACCCTATACGATGCTTAACAACTGCCATAGAATCGAGAACTAAGACCTCTGGGTGTAGTAGGGATAGCTTCTTAATAGACTTACACAACTCACCATCTTTAGTTTTTACTTGTGGTATCTCCCTGTCATCTACAAAGTTGAATGTCATTGGCTTCCAACCTAAAGTAAATAACCAGTCCTTGATCTGCTTGCTGCTAGTAGGATTGGGTTCGTCTTGACCTACTACTTCTTCAATCTCGTGGTCGTACTCAATAGTAAATCCATTGTCTTCTGCTAAGACCTTCCACCTCTCACCTGCCACAGATAAACTTCCATCTTGTTTGAAGGGTAGCTTGGGTCTTTTACGCTTTGCTATTTTAGGAACTGTAGGCATAACCTTAGATAGTTCATTGATTGCTTGCTCATTCTTTAACTCTAACTCATTGAGTAAGGTGTTAGCTTTATCTACGTCTAGCTTCCACTTTGATTTCTCTTGCAACATAGCCATTTTCATCTTGAATGAAAGGTAACGAACTAATGGTTGGTAGTCACCCTTGTAGATTTTAATTAACAAAGACTTCTGTAAACCCCATAGCTTAGTGTTAATCTTCACATCTTCTTTGCAGCGATAAAGATATTCTTCACGAGATAAGTTTTCCCAATCAGTAATGATTGGCTTCTCGATTTTTAATCTTTCACCCCACTGCTCTAATCCATGCCTGTTAATTGTAGGGAACAAGTACCAAGATAAAGCTAGGGTATCTATAAGCTGTGCTTTGATCTTGATACCTAACAACCTCTCTAGTACTGGAATATCATATCGGACTACGTTATGACCTATTAGAACACTATCACTACTAAGGTTTTCAAAGAAAGTTTTATCTACCTCTTCTCCATTAGCAATCATGCAATGTATCTTTGTTGCATCAATACCATCTGCCTCTATATCAAATACATACTCAGTCATTAATGTTATCCTTTAATACTAAAAAAGCTGTATCTTCTATTAAATGTTTTTTAATTAAAAAAGCCTTTTTACTTTTGCTATCACCACGACCCGTAAAAGTAGCTGGATAAAGATTATTATCTTTTATTAATTGTTGCAACCTGTCAGGCGAGGTTATTATAATACTATCGCCAGTGTAAAAAAACCAACGATAAGCCTTTGTGGTAGACAAAGCAGAGGGCTTGCCACCAAACTCTATTTCAACAACAAGATTTCCTGTGTACTTAGATTTAAAGTCAGACTTTATTTCTATACCCTTATTAATAGAGGGTATAAATATATCCCACTCTTTACAGTATCCTTTGACTTTATAAGCATTTGGGTACTTTTCTTGTATGATTTTTAAAGCGTGTTGCTCAATATCTTCGCCTCTTTGTAAATCTCTTTTAAAGGTATCGATTGTCATATTACCAAATCCTCGTTTTAGGTTCTAAATATTCAGTAGTTTCACTATCGTAAAACATATCTACTGAACCGCTCGTACCAAACTCACGATCATATAAAATCTTAACCTGACTGTGATTAACTTTGTCAGGAGGGCAGTCTGCCGATCTATCACGCTCTAACCCCAAGCCAATATGACTCCATTTTTCAATAGCCCGCGATCCCGTCATCTGTCCAGACAGTACCTTACCACCTTCTTCGTGACTCTTGTTGCCTTTACTGGGTGGATTAACGTGGCTAAAACATAGTATTGTAATAGGATAACAGTTTACTAGGTCAGCTAGGTCAGTCATTATCTCATTCAACTTATCATTAGCTTCTGAGCTAGTGTACCTAGATATTAGTGCTGTAAGTGGGTCTAAGAAGAACTCACAGACCCCATCAATCAAGTGCTGCTCAATAATACAAGCCTTTATGTCATGCCAATCCCTACTGCCTGTACGATCGTACAAAAAGAGATTACCTTTAAACCTATCTAGGGTAGACGCTAACAATCTATCATCATAATTATTGTCAGGTAACAAGAAGTTTGTTCTTGCTAACTTAGAGGCTATCTGTTTTAAGGTTTTTATCGGGTGTACTTCAAGATCATAAACACCAACTGGTCTGTTGTGTTCTATGATTATATGCTTAACTAATTGGTTTTTAAATTCGCTTTTGCCGCCCTTAGGATAAGAAGCCAGCACAACTAGGGTACTTTTTCTTAGTATGCCATTGTGGGTTATTGCATCTAGGGTAGCCCAACAAGTAGATAATCCTTTGGTCGGTCTTTGTAAAGCTTTCTTAATTAATTCATCATTAACCTCGACCACTTCTCCCTGTCTTTGAACTGCACTTTTAAAAATAACTTGTTGAAACAACTCTTTTGACTTGTCGGCTACAAGCATATCACTAGCATCTTTTAAAGGCAGTGTAGCGACTTTTGCTAGTGGAAATACTTTCAACACTTCTTTAGTAGCTTTTTCACCTGCTTGGTCATTATCAAAGCAAATAATAAGTTCTTCAAAACCATCTATAAAATCTTTATTAGACACTAAGGATTTAACTGCTGAACTACAACCACCTGTAATAGAAACAACAGATGGTTTTAAATGTTTGTACTTCTCAGAGCTATTTTCAAGAATACACTGATACAAACTTAAGCAGTCTAAAACCCCCTCGGTAACAATAAGTTTCTTTGAGGCACATTTTTTAGCAAAGTGCTTCCCAAACAAATCTAATTTACCCTTGCGATTACCAATCGAAAAAAATTGTTTTGTTTTAACTATCCTTTGCTCATACCCTACAAGCTCCCCATTGCTTGTATCAGGTGAGAATATACTGGTGATAGTTTCGCCATCTTCCTCACTTACTGCAACTCTTACTCTATATGCAGCACAAGTTTCTTTTCTAATCTTTCTATCTTCTAATGCTCTAATAGGCAGTTTCTTAATATCTTCAATTTCCATTGTGCTAACCTTGTTGTACTGTTGTTTAATAGGTACTACTTTGTCCAAGCTATCATCACTTGGAAAGTATGTTTCACAAGCAAAGCACCAGCTATCGTTCGGTTTATGATCGTAGGAAAAAACTTGGTTGGCATCACTAGACCCACACTTAGGGCAAGATTTTTTATAAAGAGGATCACCCTTCTGTGGACTACTCATCATCAAGACCTCCCTCATAATGTGGCACTAAGCATAAGGTTGTACCTTCATGTTTAATGTGATCCCATTGTTTATTTAAAACGTCAAACTCCTCACTTGTGACCCCAGACCTAATCTTCCTTGCTGGTTCATACACACTCAATATTAGCACATCAAATAATTCCATGATAGTTTGTACCCTCTAGTTGTTTAGTTTCAAACTCCAACGCGTACTCACACACATATTCCGCAAGCAACTGAGGACGAGAACGTAATTCATAATACTCTAAGATTTTATAGAGTTGCATACGAATATGATTATCTGATTTACCTAGCTTGTTTGCTATCTCAGTGTTGCTTAAACCTTTTAAAACACCTACCAAAACTGCTTGACAGGTAGGATCTAGCTTATCTTTTTTCATTATCACCCCTCCACATCATTCGATCTTTTTCTTCTTTTAAAGTTTCTTGTGTAATAAACTTAGATAATAGTTGAACGTGACTGTCTACATCAAAATTATCGTACACTAATCTGGTGTGCTGCCTACAGGTACGGAATGAGCA